ATAGCTATGAGCCTAACAAGAAAGAAACCCAGATTAAAGGTAATCCATCATGAGTAAAGTAAAAGTAACACATTCAAAGACAGCTGACTACTGGTCCGCTAAGAAGTTTACATCTAAGAAAGCATTTATTGACTCTAAAAGAAAGGATTGCACTCACGATGTGATACATACTAAACTTGTAGGTCATGGTGCTAGCTTCAGTTTCAGAACTTGTTGTGTGTCATGTGACAAGGTTGTGAAAGAGGTCTATGATACTGCATAAATCAGTGCCTTGACCTCTAGGTTACTCTCTAGATCTTTTAAGTACCTTATAGAACCTTAATAATCAGGAGTACCAATATATGAAGAAGCACGTTAAGTACGTGGAAGGAACAGTTAAGCTGGAGAACCTTACCAAGAAACCAAAGATCGCTATCACAGAGTCCTCATTAGCAAACCTTAAGCCCCGTTGGGATAAGGATCATATGAAGATGATGAATGTGAAATCCACAGAGAAGCGTAGGTCTAACAAAGAGGCCCGTGAGAAGATGAAGGAAACCGTAGGTATTCTTAAGTATCTATCTGACGGAGTACTCAATGAGATGCCCTCAGGTTTAACTGTGATGCAAATCATGATGCTACGTGCTATTCAAGACGGTGACCCAGCAGAAGCCGCAAAGCTTGCAGCAACTATTGCTGAGTACCAACAGCCTAAGCTTCAACGTACCGAGAACATCAACACCAACATCAACTTAGAAGACTTGACAGATGAAGAGCTAGCACAGCAGTTAGCAATAATCAATGAACCAGTCATGAACAGGATCAAGGATATTGAAGGTGAACTCAGCGATGACTAGCTATAATGACATAACTGGTGATGCACTGACATCCAAAAGTAACACAGAAAACTTCCGAGATAACTATGACCGGATATTTAAGTCTAAAGCTGTAACCAAACCAACTAAACCAAAGAAAGAGGTCAAGAAAGGCTGATGTACCAGTCCTTACTCGAATTCATAAAAGGTTTCATGCTTGTATTGATCACAGCACTACCCGCCGCACTGGCACTACTAACTATACTAAGGATCTATAATGAATACTAAAACAATAGTCGTCAATGAGGCGTACTTCAAAGCGATTCAACGAGACAGTGAGTTCTTAGAGATCCTTGACAGTCAAGGTGTTCACTTATGGACTGGCTACGATGAAGCAGTTCAGATACATGAAGAGTACCTTGAAGATACAGAACTAGACGGAGAGGAGTACGGAGTATGAGTATCGTATTTGTACCAAAGATTGCATTCAGCTTTGATGCGCTAAGGACTACTGATGTGACACGGAAACCCACATCACCTAAGGCATTACGTCAGTACAACTCATGGACAGACAGGGATCTGACACTACTTGTAAACCTAAAGGCTATAGGTATGTCCTATCGGAATATAGCCAAAACACTGCATAAGTCTCAGGACTCCTGCTCTGTAGCTATGTCACGTAACGAGCTACAGTCTACATATAAAGACATTCAAGCTAAGATGGTCACAGAGATCATGGGTTACTCAGACACTGTAACCTATTAAATAAAGTATACGGAGAATAACCATGCCAGCAACATTAGTAGCAGCAATATTCATAGTACTAAGTGGTATAATATTACTGATGCACTACTGGCTTATGCCCACTGTGTATGTGGTTGGTATTGTTATATCTCTGGTATCCTTGGCAAGAATCCTGACCTACATGACAGGTGATGGATGAGCAGAACCAGAAAGAAACCGAAGACAGGTGCCAAGTCAGTGTCACCTAGTTGCGCTAACAACGGAACATGTACTCACTGCCTAAGCAATCGTATGCATAAGCATAACAAGAAGAAACCATTAACATCGGAGCTCACATGAGCATTGTAATATCACTATATGATTACACAGGTGTAGCAGCAATACCTTGGGCAGAAGCAGGTCACACTTGTTACTGCTATGACATTCAACATGAGAAGACTAGGATAAGGTTATTTGAAAGCGGAGGTTCTATACACTACCTCAAAGCAGACCTATATAACGTTGAGACTAATGTGCTTCTACACGAAGAATACTTGAATGAAGATGTTATATTTGCTATGGCGTTCCCTGTATGCACCGATTTAGCAGTCTCAGGTGCTGCATGGTTCAAGTCTAAAGCAGAGAAAGACCCCGAGTTCCAAAATAAAGCTGTTCAGAATGCAAGAAGGTGTTCACAGATGTTCAGGAGCTGGGGTGTACCTTTCTACATAGAGAACCCAGTATCCGTTCTGGCCACCCAATGGCGTAAACCAGACTACCGTTTCCACCCCTATGAATACGGTGGTTATGTCAAGAAAGGTGAAGAAGTGCACCCACTGTACCCAGACTATATAGCCCCCTCAGATGCCTACTCCAAGAAGACTTGTCTTTGGACTGGCAAAGGCTTCAAGATGCCTGTAAAGGATCCTGTGGACTGTGAGAGCTATGGTAAGAGTACACAACATGCCAAGCTAGGTGGTAAATCATTAAAAACTAAGAACATCCGAAGTGCAACTCCAAGGGGTTTCGCAGAGGCTGTATATCAGGCTAACCGGAGAGATACTGATGGATAAACTAGAACCAACATGGAAAGGACTAGACTCAGCATATGATGTTGAAGCTAAGTCAGCCTTTGACCCACTTGAAGATGTATATGACTCCGCTAAGTTCAAACCAAGACCTAATGGATTCAAAGGTAAATCTTACAGTGATACTACAGCAACTGAATCACAGGTAGATGGTAAACACTACACAAAGCTAGGAGTACAGCCACTAGAGGCTACATTCCTTAACTTTGGATATGAAGGACTACGTGCTTCTATATACACTAAAGTAGGTAAGTACCTGACCAGAGAGAAAGGGACACACCGTAAAGACATAACCAAAGCTATTCATTGCTTAGAGTTACAACTAGAATACTTAGACAGAGGAACTAATAAATGATTAAGATGTTAACAGGTACCAGCTGCTCCGCATGTACTATGCTGAAGAAAAGACTAGACGCTGAAGGTTTAGTTTATGAAACCTTAGATGTTGAAAGTGATGAAGGTATGTCACTGGCTAAGTCACTAGGTGTGAGGCATATACCGGTACTTGTAAAGTTAATTGAAGATAACGTAAAGGATACTCTGACCGGAGCATCATACCCAACCATCAAGTATAAGGAGTTCTTTAGTTGATAGGAATGATAATAGATATTATATGGTTAGCCTCAGCACTTGCAGTATTAACCTCAGTAGTGCTGTTCATGTTAAATCCACTGTACGCATTCTGGATCGAAAACAAGTACCATATAGATCTTGAAGGTGAACTATACCAAGCCGTAACTGAAGCTGTTGAGAAAGCAGCAGATGATGGATCATTAATAAGTATACAATTATTAGTCGGAGAACCAAAGATTGAAGAAGCCTCAAAAGAAAAAGAAAGTACCGAGTAACTCGTTGGGCCTACAGGCCTTATCGCAGAATCAGTCACACTACATAAACTCAATAGATGACAACGTAGTGTCAGTAGGTACAGGCTTTGCAGGTTCGGGTAAGACATATATCGCATCTACATGCGCTGCTCAATTTATGATTGACAACAGAGACAGCCGTATAGTCTTATGCCGACCTAACGTTTCAGACTCCAAGTCTATAGGATTCCTTCCGGGTGAGGAACTAGATAAGATGGCACCTTGGATCACCCCTTATACTGATATACTACGTAAGCATCTTAATGGTAACTTCGAGAAGGCGTTACAGGCTGGTAATATTCAGGTAGTACCATTTGAATACATGCAAGGCAGAACCTTTGATAACTCATTTGTAATCTTAGATGAAGCACAGCATACAACACCTAAAGAGATTGAGATGTTCCTTAAGAGAATAGGAAAAGACTCTAAGGTGGTTATCTGTGGCGATATACCACAGGCACGACTAGGCTCCAAGTCTGGTCTTAAACTTATAATTGATATGCACCAAGACAGATCACTGCCAGAAGTATCAGATAATATAGGTGTCACTGACTTTAACAATCCAGATGACATTGTAAGATCAATCTTCTGCAGAGAAATAACTAAAGCCTTTGACAGGCACTACGCAATGGGAGGGTAACCGCATGGTATTTGACACAAACACATGGCTTAAAGCTATAGTAATAAGCTACAAAAAGGGGCAACCCTACCTACTGCAGTATATACTTGACGAAGAAGAACTAAATAACTTAACAAAGCTGATAGATGCACTGTCTCAACTGAGAATAGATGAAGCTATAGCTGACCATACATTAAAGGGGAATGACAATCAGTGAACAAATCCAATGAAATCCTATCAGACATAACCATATTCTCAAAGTACGCCAAGTATATACCCAAAGAATCCCGAAGGGAGTCATGGCATGAGCTGGTTTCACGTAACAAAGAGATGCACCAACGCAAGTACCCTCAGCTCTTTGATGAGATTGAAGGTGCTTATTCCTTCGTATACGACAAGAAGTCACTTCCTTCGATGCGTTCGCTACAGTTTGGTGGGACTCCTATTGAGCTTGCCCCTAATCGTATCTATAACTGCGCTTACTTACCTGTTGAGGACGTAGAAGCGTTCTCTGAGACTATGTTTCTGCTGCTTGGAGGCACAGGTGTAGGTTATTCAGTGCAACGTCACCACATCCGTAAGCTCCCTGAGGTCGTAGGGCCTAAGAAGCGTACCCGTAGGTTCCTTGTATCAGACAATATTGAAGGTTGGGCAGATGCAATCAAGGTATTAGTGGAGGCTTACTTCAAAGGTGCTATGGATGTTGACCTTGATTACCGTGATGTACGCCCAAAAGGTGCACGTTTGATCACAACAGGAGGCAAAGCACCGGGTCCTCAGCCCTTAAAAGACTGTATTCACCACATTCGTGGTGTCCTTGATACTGCAATTAACCGACAACTGACATCCTTGGAAGTGCATGATATCATGTGTTACATCGCTGATGCGGTATTGACAGGTGGAATCCGAAGAGCAGCTATGATCTCACTATTCTCTATGGATGATGACGACATGTTAGGCTGTAAAGCTGGTGAATGGTACGTGGCTAACCCACAACGTGGACGATCTAACAACTCAGCAGTAATGCTACGTCACAAGATCACATCAGTTGAGTTCCAGAAGCTATGGAAACGAGTAGAACTATCAGGTTCAGGTGAGCCCGGAGTATACTTTACTAATGACAAGGACTGGGGGACCAATCCATGTTGTGAGATAGCATTACGACCTTATCAATTCTGCAACTTATGTGAGCTAAACGTATCAGATATCACATCTCAATCAGATCTTAACGAAAGAGCCAAAGCAGCAGCCTTTATAGGAACACTGCAAGCTGGTTACACAGACTTCCACTACTTACGGGACATCTGGCGTGAGACTACTGAGAAAGATGCACTGATCGGTGTAGGTATGACCGGAATTGGCTCTGGTGTAATCTTAAACTATGACTTAAATGAGGCAGCAAATGAAGTTGTTAAAGAGAATAAAAGAGTTTCTCATCTTATGGGCATCAATCCTGCTGCTCGTTGTACTACTGTTAAGCCTAGCGGCACTAGCAGCTGTGTTCTGGGTAGCTCTTCCGGTATTCATGCTTGGCATAATGATTACTACATTCGCCGTCAACGTATTGGTAAGAATGAAGCGTTGTATAAGTACTTTCTGGAAAAGCATCCAGAGCTTGTGGAGGATGAGTACTTCAATCCCCAATCGCAAGCGGTAATCGAGATCCCACAGAAAGCACCTGAAGGATCCATACTGCGCACTGAAAGCCCCATTGAGTTACTGGACAGGGTACGTAGGTTTAACACTGAATGGGTTGCCACGGGTCATATAGAGGGTCAGAATGCACACAATGTATCCTGCACTATCTCTGTACGTGATGATGAGTGGGAATTAGTAGGTGAATGGATGTGGAAGAACCGTAATACCTTCAACGGTATTGCAGTGTTACCTTATAACGGTGGTACATATATACAAGCACCATTTGAGGATATCACAGAAGAACGTTACAACATGATGGAAAGCTCACTAACATCAATCAACCTAGGTAATATCATTGAGTCTGCAGATGAAACAGACTTAAGTGCTGAAGTTGCATGTGGTGGTGGTGGCTGCGAAATACCCTAAATAATGAACCTAAGTATAGTTCATATAAACTACTTATTAGTCTTTGGAGGACTACAGTATGAGTAAGAAACTAATATGGGATTTAGAAACCAATGGTCTTATACCTGAGGTTGACACAATA